CTACCGTAGCGTTTAACCTGATCCAGCGCGTTGAGCAGCAGCACGCAGCCTACTTTGGGACGGCAAACCCCAACGTGATGCCAATGACCACCCAGATGCTTCAGCAGGCATTGGTCAACTCGTGGCTCCTATCCTGGCGTTCTGTGTTCCGGCAGATGTTCTCTCTGTGCTGCCAGTACATGCCGGCGCAGGAGATCCAGCGCATCACTGGCGGGCAACTGCCGCAAAACCTGTCTGAGATCCACAACGAATTTGACATCAATGTCCGATTTGACGTGATGAATTTGGACAAGGAGTACATCGCACAAAAGGTGGACTTCCTGACCAAGATCAAACAGATGGATACAGGTGGCGTGCTCAACGCTAACCGGATCACGGAGATGCTCATTCAGGCTATTGCTCCTGAGATGGCAGGTGAACTAATCCTTAATCAGGAGCAGGCTTCTCAGAAGATGTTCAAGGACGTGCAGACGGACATCGGGATGATGTTGCTAGGAAACGAAGCCCTGTATCAGGAGAACGATCCCGCGGCGCAAACCAAGATGCAGTTTGCCCAGCAGGTCATGCAGAGCAATCCCAAGGCCCAGCAAGCGCTCCAGTCTGATCCTAACTTCCAAGCTCTCTTTGAGAACTATGTGAAAAACCTTCAGATGAGCATCATGCAGCAGCAGAACGCTCAGATTGGAAGGCTTGGCGTAACTCCAATGCAGCAGCAACCGGGGCAGTAATATGACACAAAGCGAACGCGCAGCTTACGGCTTTGCCGGCAAGAACCACATGTGGGATCAGATCATTGAGACAATCCAACAGATGCAGGAACAGCTTTGGATGGGAGCGGTTGGCAATAACAACAAGGGTGAAGACCGCGTCCACGCTTGTGGCCAGGCCGATGGCGTTAATCTGGTTTACTCAACACTCTTAACATTAAGACAAGAAGCACTAAAACTAAATGGCTTGACTGATGAAAAAGATTTGGCATAACGCTAATAACGGGCCTGCCAGCGTTACTGGTTTGTAATAATAAGGAACTTGCGACCTTAACCGCATGAACGAAAACGAAGCACAGCCTGATTCCGGGAATCAGGAGGCAGAAGTAAGTCCCGTTGCTCAGAAACTCGGTTTAATGGATGAGAGAGATCTTAGCCATCTCTTGAAAACCAGCTTCCTTGACGAGGGGGAGGCAGCTCCGGCCACACAGGGGCAGGATGAATCAGAAGCGGTGGATTCCTCTTCAGAGGACGATCAGCAGGCTGATGATGACTCCGAACATCACGACAGCAGTTCTTTGACCAAGGGTGTCCAGAAGCGCATCAACAAATTAGTTGCCGCGAAGAAGGCTGCCCAATCCGAATTAGAGTCGCATAAGGCGCGTTTGGCTGAGCTTCAGCAAGAACTTGAGACTGCAAAGTCTTCTGTTCCTGCAAAGCAACAAGATCAAACTGAGTTCTCGGAAAAGCTCAATACCTTTGAACAGGTAAAAAGCGAATACGATAAAGCAGTAGAGGTTTTGTTGTGGTGCGAAGACAACATGGATGGAGGCGTAATCTCTTTGCCAGATGGCACGGAGCACGAGCTTTCAGACAAGGATGTCAGAGCAATGAGGCGAACCGCAATGAAGCGCAAGGAGATTGAGCTACCGGCTCGTCTGAGCTACCTGCAACAGCAGGCCCAGGCAGACGCTCAGGTAACCGCTGACTTTCCTTGGTGGGGAAAGAAAGAATCTGAAGAGTACCAAGTTGCTCAGCAGGTTGTTCGCGATTTCCCTGAAGTGAAACGCAGACCTGATTGGAAGCATTTGACAGGCTTGATGGTGCTTGGTGCAAAAACCTACGCAGAGGCAAAGGCAAAGGGCAAATCCCAAAGCCAGCCGATTCGCAGGGCGCCGGTACAGCCAAGTTCAGCAAAGGCTCCGCCAATGAGCAATTCTAATGGAGATCAGACAAAGGCCAAACAGCAGTTTGCAAAAGCTGGTGGCAGCCGTGATGGTTTGACGGACCTAGTAAAAGCAATGAACTTTGTTTAGTTCACTCAGTAAAACGCAGAAACTCTCTTAATCATATGCCTGTTCTTACAGAACCTAATCTCTCCGGCCGCGGTAAGCGCGAAGACTTGATGGACATGATCGCCTTGGTTGACGCCAAGGACACGCCCTTCACGTCTATGGCCAAAAAGGGCTCCAAGCCCGGCAACATGTTCTTCCGTTGGCAGTCCGACAGCCTTCCGACTCCTGAAGTTGGCGGCGTGCCGGACGGTCTTGACGTGAACCTCACGAGCGGCGTTAGCAACTACGTTGTTAACTATCGTTCCGAACTTGCCAACTACGCCCAGATCTACCGGCGCGCAGTCCGCGTTTCCAAGCTCACTCAGGACATCGCTGATGTCGCTGGCGTGCGTGACGAACTGGCTGACAACGTGGCCAAGGCGATCACCGGGATCAAGCGGGACATGGAAGTCACGATGACCTCCAATCAGGTTTCGCAGGTTGACACCGGCAACCAGACCCAGGCCTACCGTACCGCTGGTGCGCAGACCTGGATCAGCAACGCCGGCACGGGCACTCCGACTCCTGGAGACATTCCTTCCATCTTCCGTACTCCTACGACTTCCATCGTGGGCACGGGCGCCGCGCTTGGAACGTCCCTGACGGACTCTGTTGTGCAGGGCTTGCTCAAGTCGATCTTCGACCAGACTGGTCACTACACGAGCTTTGACTGCATCGTGGGCACCGACCTGAAACGCGCTTTCACCGGCCTGCTTGGGACGACCAGCCTGACCACCACTTCCACTGTGGGCGTGACCGGCGCAGGCGCAACGAAGGTGCAGACCTTCCAGCGTGATGCCGCTGCTGACACCTACATCCAGTCGCTGGACGTGTTTCAGGGTGACTTCGGCACGGTGCGTTTGCATCCGACCACGTTCATCGGGACTGTGTCTGGCACGACCTACACGCCCACGGCGTTCAAGGGCCTTGTGCTTGACATGAACCTCATCGAAGTGCGTTATGGCGGCAACGTGGCTCAGGTCACTCCGCTTACCGACAACGGTGGTGGACCCGGACGCCTTGTGGAAGCTGTTGCTGGTCTGGTTGTTGGGAACCCGCTGGGTCTCGGCAAGTTCGACTACAACGCTGCTTAATCTCGGACGCGAGATCGGGAACGCCGCCAAGAGTCAATGGGCGTGACACTCTGGAGAGACAGAGATATCTTCGCAGCGCGAGGTGCGCGATCTGGAGCGTGGCCCCAAGTTAAAAGGCGTAAAACCAGACGGGAACGTCCCTGCAACGACTAAGACGTGACTAATCGGAGAGACGATTTCTTCAGTTTAGCGACACCTGCCATGCTGGCTCCATGCCGGCGAGCGCGGACCGGGATACTCGGTCGATGCAGTGGTGTGACAGCCGGAGAGACGGCACACTTTCATCCAGACGAAGAACATTGAGTCTTTAACCAACTAGATTCCGACTGACTGCCGTAAGCAGTCAATTTTTATGACTGTACTTCCAATACCAATAATTCCAGAACTGATTCAACGCTACACCGGGGTGCAGGCCCCTGCTAACTTGGTGGCCCTAGCCGACAGGAAGCCCGCCAGCAGCGGCCCAGAGGGCACAAATGGCTCAGCAATGCCATCAGACAAGATTAGCCCTTACAGTGGCATTTATGACGCACAGGGCAAACTGCCCCGCGTTCCCGGTCCCGGCACAACTTTTATGGCGCGTGTATGATCAGCATTCCTGAAAACATGATTGGGCAGCTTGAGAAGGAGCTGCGTGCAGGCTGGGAGCGCAACAAAGTTGAAGCTGCTTTAGAGGCCAAGAAAATTGGCAAAATCAATCAAGCTCGGCACAAATCAGTTGAAGGACTTGGCCAGCTTACTCATCGCATTCCCGGCGCTGCCTATTATTTTTGGGGGCACAAACTTGGATTTGGATGCTGGGACGATAAGGAGTTTCTGGCTGAGTTCTTGCGTGACAATCCTGAATGCAGAGTAAATAGTGGCGGCGTTAAAGAAATCAGTGTAGGTTGGACGCCTCCAAGTAAATGAAGACAGTACCATTTAGCGCAATTCTAGCAGAGTCATGCCAGCTTATTGGCCTCGATAGAAACACGCTAAATGACAAGTCGTTTGCTGCCATCCGCGATTTCACAAATCGCCGGTTGAGCATGATCTGGGATCGGGAAGACTGGCCCGATATTCAGGAGATCCAGCAACTGTGGCCTGGCACTGCCATCACCAATGTTGTTGCTGCTCCTATTGCTGTTTTGTTGGAAAATGGCAATGAGTTGCTTCAGGAAAACGGCGAGTCTCTGTATTTTCAGAATGCAGAGAATACGATCCCTGTAGTTATCACGCTTGATCCAAACTATCCGCGGATATACCTCAGGGACTTCTCTGAGCAGGCGTGGCAGAAGGGGACGATTGGCGATTCGTACATTAACGTCATCAACCCGTTC